CGATGAGCGTTGGGAAGAACTTGCAAATTTAGCGCATGAGGCGTTTAAAGAACTCCTGGGGTGTGCAGACACCAAAGAGGAAAAAGAATCGCGTGGTGGTACTGTAGCGGCCCGGGAAACGTATGACGGGGGGAGAGATTAGGTGACATGATTGATGGGTCAGATAGTTATGAAGAGTTGTATGCGCTCAATTATTTGCGGGAGTTTTTCGCTGATACCAATGAACAGGAGCAAACGATGCTCAAAGCGAGAGAGGATTATTACCGTAAACGCTTGGCCGAACGACCGGAACCTCCGCCAGTCGAGGTGGCGAAGTATCGAAAGAAGAAACCTGTGCCAACCCGGTTGCTTCAGATAATCCAATTCCCCGAGTGTGAGTACCGTCGAGAACGACGAATCTTCGCACCACCAACTAAACGCCTCTCCCGAGACGCTCAACACCGTTCATGGAACGGTTATGAATGGTCGATAGTATGAATTTAAACCAACCAAACCGGATACCAAGCCCGCTCTCTTCTGGCGGCAACGAAGCTAACGTTATAACCAATCACTTCTCGTCCGGTGAGGTTGGTGAATTTGAGGCGAAACGAACAACGAACAAACGAACATGGCAGGTATAACAACACGCGAAACATTAGCAGGCGAGCAACCGAAGAACGATAAACTCGGTAGCCGGGTAGATGAACTCACCAATCAGGTGGAGAAACTGAGGAAACAATTTGCGCTCCTCCGATGTCACGTTATCGATACCGAGGAAGAGAACACCGAGGCAATCGAGGTTCTCAAAGCAATCGACGAACTGAAGGACGAAAATCTCGAAAAGATCATCACCGGGGTTAAAACGGAAGTCACCGCTGAACTCAAAGCGTGGTTCGATCAGAAGGCGTTTGATGAACTTTTCGTTATCATCGGCAGGATCGAGGCACTCGAAAAGAAGATCGATGGCTGAATACAAAATATTAACAACCGGCGGTCGGTTCTTTGTCACTGCGCCCAGTAAGAAACAAGCGGCAATAATCTTCCGCCAACAAGATCATCACGAAGACGCTCAAATCACGAAGATCGGACTGCATAAACGGCGAGAGGTTCAATCCGTGACACCAAACCGACGAACAAATAAAGATGCCGCCCGGTTCATGGGCAAAGCTAATGACATCTAAACGTAAAACATCCGCCAAGAAGAAGAGTACTCCTGCTCGTAAGACGAAAATGTCCGAGGAGGATAAAGAACTCCGCCAGGAACGACTGGATTTACTCCGCAATGCGCCTGTCCAAATGCCGAAGAGCGTCATGAGCGCAAGATCCGATCAAGAGAGCAAACTCGGTACCGGTGTGAAGTGCGGTCGAAGGACCGGATATACGCCAGATCGAATCGAAGCACTGCTCAAAAATGTGAGGAGCGGACTGCCGATTATGCGCGCTTGTTCGCTTGCGGCGATTCCACATTCGAACCTATATGACTGGACGAAACGATACTCCGACCTTTCGGATGCTATCCAGCACGCCGAGTCGGAGTACCAAGCTTTCGCCTTGGGAACGGTCAACGATGGCATAGCAAACGGTGATGGTCACCTGGCCATGAAGCTGCTCGGTGCTCGGTTCAGCGATGAGTACGCAACTAGCAAGAAAGTCGACATCAGATCGACGCATGTTCGCACCTCGATCAGTCCGGATCTTCTTTCTGGGCTACAGTCTGCGCGTGTGGAAACGGATGTAGTATCCGCCGTGAATCTTCTTGGTTCGGAGGAGACAGATGCGTCACCCGCAAACCTCACCCAATCGCCACCCGACAATGACGGTTCCGCTGAGAATGAACCGGGGGGTACCCCAACGACCCGGGGTACCAAGCCCCACACCCCCCCCCGTCCTAAACAATCGCACACGGAGAATTTCACCCCCCCGACAGACGCACCTTCGGACACATCTTCGGACACCGTCGATGATGCGGATGATGCGATTGACGGGGGTACGATGGGTGATGGTGGCGAAGAGTCGGACACAAGTTCGGACACATGAGACCGTACGAATTTAGTTTTCCTCCGGTGAATGTGGGGTGTCGGAAGTGCGTTGAGTTGGAGGCGCGGGTGGTCGAGTTGGAGGAGATGTTATTGGTGGCGAGATGTGGGGTGATGGATTTGGAGGCGCGGGTTGTGAGTGAGGAGGCGATGCATCGGT